AATCATCACCGCAACAGCGTCCTATTGCTATAATGCTACAAGCAATAACTACAGTTATGTAGGCGGAAGAACCATTGACCAAAATGCGTCTTATGATGCCTCATCGGTAAACAGTGCCAGCTATGTAAGCAAAACAGATACATCCTCTGTATCTTGGGGTGATTATATTTCAGACCGAGGCAGTACGATCTTTTACCTTATGCCGTGTATCGGCACAATTCAGACAAGTACATCTGCCACAGTATCCAAAACCTTCAGTATGTACTGCACTGCCGGTGAACAGGTACAGCTTGTGGAGTATTATTCGGGTTCAAAAAGTTATTACATTCATTCCGTAACCGTTACATACCAAGGAAGGTGATTTGATGTTTGAAGTAAGAAATGAAACGGAAATCTGGTATAAGGCTAAAGAAATGCCGGACTGGATTCATTACGGTTCGGCGGTTGTTGCCGAGCCGATAGAGAAAGAAAAGTTTGCGGTGAAACGCTTTGACATAGAAACAGGAGAATATCTGCTTTATATGGATTGTAAAACCTACTTTTATAATGGTGTGGAATATTCTGTGACA